TCTTGCTTGGACAATTACAAACAAAGAAAAGTACAACATTGTATCTGTTTCTGCATCAATGGGTAGTCATATTCTTGGAACAGGGCTAAAGTATTGCCCAACAAATGCAACACATGCTGGACTTGTTGGAAACATTGACAAGTTACTAGCACTTAATGTTGCAACAATGTTTGCTGCTGGCAATAATCGAGATTACAAGAGAATTGACTTCCCAGCATGTATTACGCAAGCAGTTGCACTTGGTGGAGCCACAGAAGATAATGCTATGTCTCCATTCTCAAATGCTGCTCCAGAGGTTGATTTTTATTTCCTTGAAGTGTTTAATATTAACAACAAAAACTTTAGAGGAACTTCTGCTTCAACAGTAGCATTTTCTGCATACTGGGCTAAAAATTACAAGGGTGCATATCAACCAACTTATGACTACATGAAGTCTATTTCTAAGTCAGCAAAGGGAAGAAGCACAACTACTGATAGGCTTGTTAGTCTTTTAGGTTAGTCGGTTTTGGTCTGTAACTCAGATGGTAGAGTGCCGAACTGTTAATTCGGATGTCGCAGGATCGATCCCTGCCAGACCAGCAATGCGGAAGTAACTCAATGGCAGAGTACTACCTTGCCAAGGTAGATGTTGCGAGTTCAAATCTCGTCTTCCGCTCCAAATGTTTGCTATAATATACATGTACCTGCCGATTGGGGGTACACAACTTATTCGCTTGAAAGGGGAATAAAATGGTTAACACTACATATACAATGGATCTATTCAATGATCCTTTTTTTATTGGCTTTAACAGAGAGTTAGGCCGCTTAAATACCGCACATAAAACAAACTCACAGACATATCCTCCATATGATCTTCTCAAACTAGATGAAGATACATATAGAATTTCTTTGGCTATTGCTGGATTTTCTAAGGAAGATATTAATATCTCAGTAGACAATGGAACTCTCATTATTAAGGGTGAAATTGTAGAAGTAATAGATGCTGAGGTTGTTCACAAGGGTATTGCTGGTCGTAAATTTGTACGATCATTTGCTCTTGGAGAATACATGGAAGTAACTGGTGCAGAAATGAAGGATGGTATGCTACATATTAATGTAGATCGTATTATTCCTGAAGATAAAAAGCCAAAGACTATTGAAATCAAACTTGCTAAAAAGTAGTATATAGGCTATAATTATATAAGAGACCTAGGTATGTCTTTAAACTGCCCCTTAATATTAGGAGATAAAAATGGCAGCAAAAGGTAGTCTAGAAGCAATCATTGAGGTTGCAAAGAAAGAGTTAGGAACCATTGAAGGTCCTAAAGATAACGAAACAAAATACGGTGCATGGATGAAGGTAAACTTCCAACCATGGTGCCAGTCGTTCGTTTCTTGGTGTGCATTTACTGCGGGGGTAGCAAAGTTTCCAAAGTCTGCATCAACAGTAGCAGCATCAGATCAGTTTAAAAAAGAAGGCCGTTGGTCAGATGCACGTAATGATGATCCACAAGCAGGAGACTGGATTTATTTTGATTTTCCAGATGATGGTGTAAATCGTATTTCACACGTTGGTCTTTGCATTAAGAATAATGGCGATGGAACGATACAAGTTATTGAAGGAAACACTTCAGGAACTGCAAAGGGAGATCAGCGCAACGGAGGAATGTGCGTTGAAAAAACTCGTGGCTATGTAAAGAATAACAAGAAGAAGTTACTCAATGCTGTAGTTGGTTGGGGTCGTCCAGTTTATGCTGGTGAAGAAAATGCTCCACTACTAAATAAGTTAGCAACAACTCCAGCCGCAGCAACATCTCCAGATGCTGCTAAGAAAGCAGCAGCAACTAAGTCTTCTGGTGGTGGCAAAGGAAATCAGGTTAAATAATTGCCAGTATATGATTACACATGCACGGTGTGTTCAATATCTATTGAATTTAAAAGAGAATTTGGTGAAGATAGAGAACCATCGTGCTGTAATCAAACAATGACAAGACAATGGTCTGCTCCTACCGCTATATTTAACGGTACTGGATTTTACTCAACCGACAACAGAAAGTAGCAGTATAATATGAATATGACAATTACAGAAGATGTTGCAGAAAAAGAATGGCTATTAAAGGCAACAGATCGTTGTGATTCTTGTCCATCAGAAGCACTTGTTAAAGTAACTGGAATATCTGGATATTTAATGTTTTGTGGACACCACTATAATAAGATTATGAATGATGCAAGTGGATATAAAAAAATGATGTCTTTTGCTCTTACAGTTATTGACGAACGAGAAAAGTTGGCGGTATAAAAATGTATGAATACTATGTAAGAAAAGTAGAGAATGTTGTAGATGGAGACACCATTGACGTTCTTATTGATTTAGGGTTTGATATTCTATTTGCATCTCGTGTAAGACTGGCTGGTATTGATACGCCTGAGTCCCGTACAAAGGATCTTGCTGAGAAGGCTCTAGGACTAGAGGCCAAAGAGTACCTAAAGAAGGCTCTAAAGGATGCCAAGTCTGTTGTAATTAAGACTGAGAAGATGGACTCATCTGAAAAGTATGGTCGCATTTTGGGCTGGGTATACATAAATGGAGACACCGTATCCCTTAATGACATGATGATTAACGATGGATATGCATGGGGATACCTTGGAGATACTAAGGTAAAGGATTTTGAAGCACTTAAAAAGGCTAGATTAAAATCTAAAAAATGAAACACATCCTATACTTTACTGCAGACTGGTGCAATCCTTGTAAACAAACAAGGCCTATAGTAGAAGAATTAAACCATGAACAGATTATGGCTAAATTTTTTATTATTGATGTTGATTCTGAAATTGAAATGGCACAAGACTTTGAAGTTCGTTCTATTCCTACGTTTGTTTTAATTAAAGATAATGCTGAAATTTACCGTGTAACTGGTGCACAGACAAGGCAGCAGTTAGAGGAGTTGATTGCTTATGAAAAAAATATTGAAAATGATATTTAATCCTGATGGAAAAGATATGATACCAAAAGATCAGGATGCCATAACGCACCTTATCTTAAAGGGCGCCCTTGAGGTTGCTGGGGTTGATAGTTTAAATGGAGAACTTCTGTACACTATAACCCCTAAGATGAAAGAAATAATGCCAGGGATTTATGAAGATCACATTAGGCAAGTAAACAAAGAACTATTAAACCTATGGGAAAAGGGTTATGTAAATATTGACTTTTTGTTAGAAGATCCCCTGGTCACCGTATCTGAAAAAGGTCTTGATAAGGAAGCCCTTTCTAAGTTGACCCTAGAAGAAAACTGGGCACTAGAAGAGGTCAAAAGACTTTTAAAGAAGTAAAATCTGATATAATCAATGTATAAACTAGGAGGTTTATCTTGAACCATATTAAAGAAGGCGATTTTGTCATGGGGTCTACCTCTGAGGGAATGGTCCACGGAGTTGTAGAGCATATTATGATTGAAGGCGGAACACTAGGTACCCCTGGATCAGAGTATGCACTTGAGTCAATGCCACCAGAAAACCCAGCAATGTCTGTTAGAATTTATAAAGAAGAAGATGGTAAGTGGAAACCAACTGCTTACAGTATTGGAATGATGTATATGGATGCAAAGGTTGCAGATATAAATAATCACAACATGGATTCAGAAGTTGCAATGGCAATGTACGATTCATCAATTGGTAAATCAGAAGATTATTATTCAGATGACGAAGATATGGATAAATGGAGTAACATTGAAAAGAAATGTTGGGTTGGATATACTCAGCGTGGAATGAAAGATAAGGGTGGCCGCATGGTTCCTAATTGCGTTCCAGTTGGAAAATCAGAAGAAATGGAAGATGAAATGGAAAAAGCAAAAAAGCCTAACTATGGAGATTTTATTAAGCCTAGAAGCGGTGGATCAGAACCTTCTAATCCAAAACTTTATGCAAGAGTTGTACAGGCAGCAAAGGATAAATTTGATGTGTATCCATCTGCAGTTGCAAACTCTTGGGTAGTACAAGAATACAAGCGTCGTGGTGGAACATACAAGTCTAAAAAAGAATTAGGATCAAATAATTTCTGGAATGGATTTTTAAAATAATGCCAAAGAAAAAAGCACAATCATTTAATGCAACACAAATTAAAGATGGAATGGTTGTTCGCATGAATAAAAACGGTACAGTTAAATCTGTTCTTGGTCCATATGAAGTAAAGCATCCAAAGAAGGATAAGTAATGGCAGAGACATACTCACCTAATGCAGGTATGAAGGCTGCAGCAAGACGTGCCTTAAAGTATAAAGAAGATGGCAAAGCAAGAGGTGCTGGGACTCCAGTAGGTTGGGGTAGAGCAACTGACATTGTAAATGGTGCAGCCATGTCTCTTGATACTGTTAAAAGAATGTACTCTTTCTTTTCCCGTCACGAAGTAGATAAAAAAGGAAAAGACTTTGATAATGCAGAAAACCCATCTAATGGCAAGATTATGTGGTTAGCGTGGGGTGGAGATGCAGGATTTGCTTGGAGTAGAGCAATAGTAAACAGAGAAAAAAGTAAAGCAGAAAAGGCATGGGATGGAAGTCCATTTAGTTTAAGGGGGAAATAAATTATGGAAGACTTAACAGTTGAAGAAATAAAACAATTAGTTACGTTTTACAAGCAAAGGGCAACAGACACAGAGTTTAACTTGTTACAAACACAGTTAAAACTTAATAGGTTCTTGTTTACAGAGCCAGCACCAGAAAAAAATAATATTAGCAAAAAAAATAACTAAATAGTTAGGAGAAATCATGGAGATTGCCTTAATTGTTGGCTTGACATTGGCTGTGTTTTCCTCTATACTTATAGTAATAAGTAAAAAAGAAAAGAAATCTTTTAACAAAACTTTATATCGTCAAAGCGATATGCACAATATGTTAAAAGAGTTTTTCTTTAGAGATATTTTTGACAACGAAGTTGCTTCTTCTCAATCTAAGATTTGGAAAGAAAAGAAAACTACTAAGTTTCTTATAATAGATCAAAAAGCATATTGGGTATCTAATAATATGTTCTATGTTGGTGATACGGACAATGGTCAGGTTAGACCAGAGACTGGAAGACCAATAGACATATCAACGATGTCTCCAAAAGAAGTAAACAAAATGTTATTCATCCTGGATAACTTAAATGGTGGGAGAAAAAATGATAGTGGCGGTGCAAGGAACTAACGAGTTTGATGACTACAACTTGTTTCTTCGTGCAATGAGCGTTGCATTATCAGGAATGAAGAATGATGAAAAGGACTTTACAATTTATTCTGTTGGTCCTGCAAGAATTAATTCTTTTGTTTCAGAATTCTCAAACCTTTCAGAACGAGGCATGAAAGCCAGGGGTCGTAAAATAAAGTTTTATAAAGTTCCAGAGTCTTGGGTTCAAGAAAATATGGAGAACATAAACTATTTTGCATTCTTAAGTAAGCCAAAAGAATCTGTATCAAAATTAGTCCATTCTGCAGAATTAAAAAATGTAGAAGTTGGAATATTCCGTTATTAATAGAAAGAGTATCATGATAATCAATTCATTAGCACACATGGAAACAATTGTTTCAAAGAATAAAGAACTAGCATGGATAGGCTGGGATGTTGTAGAGCGTAAGAGATCAGATCTTGCCAGAACATCACCAAGCGGTGTACGTGTAAAAAATGCATGGTACCTACAAAAAACCTTTAACCTTAATCGTAATGGTTGGGACATTCCAAACAAATACGGTCAGTAAATGAAACAACATTTGTGGAAAGATGAAGCAGCCTGTCTTGGCCTTGATACTAATATATTTTTTGATAAGTATGAAGAAGTTCTTGATGTCCGTCCAATTGTAGATTCAATGTGCCAAAGGTGTCCAGTGTCAAGTATTTGCTTTGCTAACGGAGTTTCTGGTAAAGAGTATGGTGTTTGGGGTGGTGTATTTCTTGAACTAGGAAACATCTCTAGAGAGTTTAATAAACATAAAACTAAGCAAGACTGGGCTAACACCTGGCAAGCATTGACGATGGAGAAATAATGGAATATTGGTCATGGATCCTTGCAGTTATAGGAGTAACAGGGATTTTCTTTGTTGGTCGAAAGACCATATGGGGTTGGTTTGTTCTGCTATTTAATGAATGTTTGTGGATAGCATATGCTTTGTATAGTCAACAATATGGCTTTATCTTTAGTGCATTGGCTTATGCTGCTGTTTATATTAAATCTTATCTTCATTGGAAACGAGAAGAGTAGTGTATACAGATCAAATGCGTAGGGCTTTTCATTCTATCATTCCTCCAAATAATTTTCAGGTAGAATTAATTGATAATGAACATTTTTTAACAATTAAACTAGATGAATATGTCTTTGCAAGAATGGTTCATGATGACAAAATACAAGCATTACAATATGTGTTAAATGCAAAAAAAGCATTAGAGATGGAAGGCGCAATAGTGTTGGTTACAAGAGAGGCTATTAAATGACAATATTTATATCGATAGCATCTTTCCGTGATCCAGAACTTCCATACACTATTAAGAGCGCTATTGACAACGCAAGCAATCCAGAGAACCTACACTTTGGTGTTGTTTATCAGGGCCTGCCAGTAGAAATGCCAAACTTTGACTCAGTCCCAAACCTATCCCTTGTAACCATGCACTCTAAAGAAGCCAGAGGTGCGGGGTATGCAAGAGCAAAGGCCATGGAACTATATAACAATGAAGACTACTTCCTTCAAATTGACTCACACACAAGGTTTGCAAAAGACTGGGACACTATGTCTATTGATCAACTAGAAAAGGCTAAGAATATATCTGGTCATTCTTCAGTTATTCTTTCATATTTCCCTGCTCCGTATGAGCCAGAAAGTAATGGCGGTATGCATTTAGTTAAAAAACATCCAAAGATAAAGTCATATGCAACTAGACAAAAGGTAGCCCTAAACAGAAAGAATCAATGGACAGCAGAACGAGTTGAGTTTACAAATAGAGCAAAAGAAGATCCAGAAATATCAGAGACGGTTCTTGGTGGTTTTATTTTTTCTTATGGAGCAATGGTTAATGAAATTCCATACGATCCAGATCTAAGTTTCTTTGGTGAAGAGATTTGTTTTGCTATGAGGGCTTGGACTAGAGGCTGGGATATTTATTCTCCTGCCAAAAACATTGTCTATCATTTTTATTCTCGTGGTGGATACTATAAGATTTGGGGAGATAGAAACCTAAGAGGTTTGTCCTGGAAAGAGTTAGAAGAAATATCATACAAGAAGCAAAAAAGAATTCTTTGTGGTGAAGAAGAAGGTATCTTTGGTGCTGGAAACGTTAGAACCCTTGCAGAGTATGAGATCTTTACTAATACTAACTTTAAAGATTTTTATAGTTTGACAAACCCACGGCATTAGGGTATACTTAAAACATGTGGACTGGGGATATGAAAGACATTTTTATTATTGTTTTTGCAACACTGTCAATTTGCTTTGCAGTTTCATATTTGTTAGTGTTAAGACAATCAGTTAAACTTAAAAAAGACATTTCAAGATTGTTTATTGAAAATACTTTGCTTCAAGAATATGTTGATCTAACAAAATCTATAAAAACAAAAGAAGACTCAGATGAATCAATACATAAAGAAAACTTTATTAAATTTCTTTCTGACTCACGTGACTGGGCTTTTTCATATATTGAAAGTGTACAAAAAGGATTAACTAAGTTTGTTAATGATGTTGATGCAGATGTATCACACTTTGATGAATATGGAGAGGCACTGTCTATGTCAAGGCCTGATTATCCATCTATGAAAAATATTTCAAAGGCATACAAAGAATTAAAAACACTACTTCCAGAGGATGAAATAAAATAATGAAAGATATATTATTATCAACACTAACAGGTTTTGGATGTGGCGTTGTATTTGCTGCATTCAAATTGCCAGTACCAGCACCACCAGTTTTTGCGGGAGTCGCAGGAATTGTAGGGCTATGGGCTGGATATGCTATACTAATTAAGGTTCTATCCTAGGAGGAAACATGAACACAGAACAACTAAAGGCACTACTTGCATCATACGGACGTTCAGTCCTTGCATCAGGCCTTGCACTATACATGGCAGGCGTAACAGATCCAAAGGATCTATGGACTGCCCTTGTTGCAGCGATTGCACCA